GCCAGCACCACCACCGCCACCGCCACCAAGGCGACCACCAGTTCCACCAGCGTTGCCTTGTCCTGAAGGCGAAGCAGCACCACCAGTAGTTGTACCAGCATTAGGTACACCACCGCCACCGCCTGAACCACCAGCTAAACCTGAAGTGATTGGGTCATTTGAACCACCACCACCACCGCCAGTTGAAGTAATTGTTGTTAAACCTGAGCCTGACATAGATGAGTCAGTACCATTGTTGCCTTTAGCTTTAGAAGTTGGTGCAGTACCACCGCCTCCGATTGTAATTGTGTAACCAGTAGTTGTTAAAGATAATGCTGAACCACCAATGGAAGTCTTGTAGCCACCAGCACCACCACCACCGCCATATTCCTGTCCACCTGAAGCACCGCCAGCGATTATTAAATAATCAACCGTTAATGACTGTAAAGGTGTAAAAGTTCCATTGCCAGTAAATGTGTGGTAAAAATATGTGTTATCGCTGGTTATGGAACCACCAGTTGCTTTGGCTGCCTGTATGGGTTGACCTGAAACAATTCCAGCAGATATGTTGCCGATCATTAGGAAACAGCACCCACGACTGTCCAAGCATTTGCGCCTGTCCGAATTGCCATTGCTGATTTGTAAGCACCAAGTTTAGGTGCTGAACTGGTTGCACCTGCTGAAGTTATAGTGACACCTGAGCCTTGGGAAAATGTCAAATCACCTGCGCCTGTGTTTAGAAAAGTAATCGCTGAACCGACTGCGGCAGCTGTAAGAGTTGAATCAGGTGCAATAGTCACAGTCTTAGTAGACGCATTGGTTGTGATAACCAAAGCCTGATATAGGTCTGTATTGGCTACTGTGTAAGTAGACCCTGATTGTGAGTTTGCTGTGAAAGTCACCAAGCCATTGAACATAGCTGCGGAAAGAACATCACCTGTTGAAGCTGGAAAACCTGTTGCCATTTATTACTCCTTAGTAGCTTAGTATATCATCACCGAGTACTCCATAGGTGCTATTGCCTATGATGAACCCGTCTGTAATTGGTTCTAATGTGGTAAAAGTACCTAACCAGCGATTAGGGGTTATATCCCAAGCAACACCTTGCACTTGCAGGTTCTTGGTGATGGTTGACCCGTCAGGTTGGATATTTGAAATGTTGACATTATCAAAGTAATCAAGTCCCAGCATTGTGGCTGTAGGCACGCTAGTGTCTAATAAATCTACAGTCATTTCGTCAATGCGAATTGTGGTTGTTGAACGGGTAGCCACATAAATGCGGGCTATGTTCATAGCTTCAGCGTCTGTCTGTACCACTAAGTCTGAGTAGTTAACGCTATGTGGAAAATAGGTTGCAACGCTTCCTGAGTCCTCAGCATATTGAGCTGAGCCACCTGTACGGGTAATAGTTGCTTGGTTGATAATCAATTTATCATCAAATGCGAACTTGAGGTTTTTGTATGGGATTCCACCAGTTTGATTAAATTGAATTGGTGTGCCACCAGCTGAAGCAATGGTGTTTGCACGATTCTTAAATATGGCGTTACCTTCAGGCGACATATAAAAAGCACCCTGCTCGCTAAACTCACAATTCATGATTGCCTGTAAAGCAGTACGGGTTGTTGCTGGGTCTGCCTGTGTAGTTGAATTACCAGTATCTATTGAACGAAGACTATTAGGAAAAGAAACTGTATCTAGAACCTTATTAATGCGTGTGCCAGTATCTTGCCCTGCTGATTGTCCTGTGATTGTAGTCACATTTGCAAGGTTAAATAAACGGAAACCATCAACAGCTGTAATGTCCACATATGACATATTTTCTGCTTGGTCATAAGTATAAGCATAAGTGGTCGTATATCCGCTAAATAGGTAATAATCAATTCCACCATAAGAGGCTGAGATACGCAATTTACGCAATGGGGTCAACTGACCATATAGATCCGAACTGGTGCTCTGTGGGTTAAAACGACCTTCAGGGTCATAGATTTTAACAGTTGCACTACCCGCTTGGTAAGTATCCTGCAAAATATTACGACCACGCTTAATTTGAATCTGTTTAGTGCTGCTAGTCAAATCAATAACTAAAGCAGGTGCTGTTGAATCAGAAAGCAAACCATAGCCCAAGCGACCATTAACAGGGTCTCCAATAGTAAATGGATTGCCAAAAGTCGCCCCTGAATTAAAGTTAAGACTTACATTGAGATTTGCTGGTAATGCCATTAGTCCATTAACGCTAATCTATTTAATTTGGCAGATATACCTGAGGCAGAATTGTTGATCTGTTGGCTGGTTACAATGTCAGTTAATTGTTGTCCGCCAACTTCAACAGTTACATTGATAACCGCACCTGTCATTGGATCAATGTTGGGATTAGCGGCGAAATAGGCATCTGCTTGCGCTTGTAAGCGAGCAGATGAAGCTGCTAAACCAGCTGCTGCACCAGCGTCAATTCCCATTGATATATTTTGAGCAGTAAGTTTTGCCTGTATTTGATCATATTTATTAGGGCTAACAGCCAATGCTGAACTGTTCTGGATTTTGGCTAATTCTGCCAATGCTTGTTGAACATACATTGGATAGTCTGCAAAAGGGTTCAACGCTTTAGGTAGGTTTGATATAAATGAAGCCAAGCCAGTCAACTGAGACTGAGACAATAACAGGGCATTACTTAGGCGATCTGCCTCTTTAGCGTTGCCAGTTAATAAGGCTAATTGTAGTTCTAGGCGTAATTTTTCATTTTCGCTAATCTTGCCCTGTAATGCAGCAATGATTCCAGCCTGTTGAATATCTAATATACCCTGAGATTTCTTTAAGGCTGCTGCGTCTTTTTGAGCCTTTAATTGAGCAGCTAGTATAGCTTGCTGTTTTTTTAACGCTGCTAATCGTTCTTTTTCAATCTGTGCCTGTTTTTGGTTAGCAATATAAACATCATTTGAAGTCTGTCCACCTTGATAAGAGCGTCCTGCTCGGGCTGGTGGTCTTTGTGCTTGTCCCAGTTTTGCAATGCCTTCAAGGTATGCACCAACCACAGGAATAGCCATTAAATAGCCTGAAGCGTCACCTTTAGGAATAAACTTACCGATAGCTTCTAATTTGGAGAGGATTACTCCTAAGCCAAGGATTACATCACCGATTTGATAGGCAAACTTTTCCATTTCGCCAGTTAATGCGTCAATGTTGCCATCTTTACCTAATAGGCTTAATGAGTCAACAATATCTTTGCCAATGATCTCTTTAACATTGGCTGAAGCAACTGCTAAAGCATTTAACTTGCCTTGATATGTGTCAGCTGCATTAGCGGCTTGACCTTTGAACTTTCCACTTAAAACATCAAGGATTTTATTCATGTCGCCTGACGCTAATGTGGCTTTATCAATGCCAACTCCTAGGCGTGTAATAGCTGTAGTTTGACCGCTATAACCCTTGGCTAACGCTGCGCTAACTTCCTCTAGGCTCTTACCTGTGGCTGCGCTTATATCTAAAGCAACATTTAAGGCTTTCTGAGAATCTAGTACTGAGCCTGAAGCTGTAAGTAATGTCTGATATGCAGGTCTTAAATTATCATCTAATACATGATAAACCTTTTGAAGGTTGGCAATATAAGCTTCAACTGATTTAGTGGCAAAAGCGTTGCCTGTGTTTTTCAACTGCAATTCTAATGATTTGGCTGCTGCTTGATCTGCCGCATAAGCCTTGACTGAAGCTGCTGCAAAGTTCTTGATAGCACCTAGTCCAAAAGCAACACCAAAAGCACCTGCAAGTTTCTTGGCTGTACTGGTGAGGTTGTCTAAATCTGACTTGGCTTTCTTTGTGCCTTTCCCGTTATATTGGGAAACAATATCTAATTTAATTGTCATGCTGCGAGTGTGTACCTATCATTACCGGAAGTTGTCATAAATAATTGTTCTGCCTTGGCTATTGCCTTAAATACTGCGTCATAAACTTTGCCTTGATCTTGTTCAACAGCTTTAAATAAAATCCGTCCTTTATCCATACGGCTATTGCCAATACTGCCAAAACCACCATAAGTTCCTTGAATTGCTTTAATGAAATGTGCGCCAGCATTAGGATTATTGCTTTGAGAACGTGGGTCGCCTGACCAATTCTTGCGTCCTGCTGTTTCTACGATTGCGCCAGCTGCGGACTTATTAAATAAACTGTATAAAGCAACAAAGCCAGCACGATTCTTGCGGGACTTACCTAGGCTATAAGTTAAACCTGAACGGATAACTTTAGGGTCGTATTTAGGAAATGCACGCTCACGATTTGTACGGGATTTAACTACATTTCCATTTTCTTGAAAATTAGGTAAACCGTAAATTGCTGGTTGAACTAAAGCTCTAGCGTCTTTCTGAACAGTCTTTAACGCAACTCTAATTTCGCTACGCATATTTTCATAAAGGTCAGGCGCAAGTTGCTTCAACGCCTTTTGGGTCTCAACGAGACCTTTTACCTCTACTGGCATTTTCCACCCTTTGCGCTCTGTCTTTTAGATATGCCAATGTTGCTAATAACATTGATCTATCCATATTCAAATACTCGCTGTGAGGTATGCCCGTTTCAACCGCTAATGAAGCGATTAAATAAGTGAAGTCATACCTCGTCACCCATTTGGGGTATCAGCGTCCTTGATTTCAACCTTTGCAAGTTCAACCAAAAACTGTTCCCCAAATGGTTTGACTGTCTCACCTGATCGGCGTAGGCACTCCCACGCTAACCAATAAACATCAGACTGGCGTTCCTCATCTCTAAAACGCTTATGAAAACCAGCCTTGAAATGTTGTTCAAATGCGTACTCAATCGCTGGTGAAATCTCATGTGTAGATTCGTCACCTGAAGCCTTGGTGATTTTTAACGCTAACAAATTAACTCCTTAGAAAGTACCTGTGGTTGCAACGGCAACTGCGCCGTTAATAGTCCATGTTACATCTTGAGTGCCTAGATCGCCAACTGCGCCGTTAATGTCGGTTGTGTTGTTTACTAATGCAGTAAATGTGTAAAGTGGATTTGTTGCACCTACAGCTGTGCCTTTGTCTTGTAGCAATACGCAGGTTACTGAAGTTCCCCATGCAGCTTGTAATGTTGCTAGAACATTAGCTGAAGCTGTGTCATTTAGGAAAGAAATTGTTACTGATGAGGCTTCCAAGCCCTTAACGAACTTGTGACCTGTGTCACCCATTGCAGTTACTTCAAGCTCATCAAATGAGCGATTTAATGTAACAGCAGTTACATGGTCAGAAAGGTCAACGGAATTAACCTTTACGCCGACCTTGTTATTTAGAAATACAGCCATTGGTTATTCCTCGTCTTTC